CGACGGATCGGCTCAAGCTGTTTCTGGTACTGTTCGACGTTCTGGCGTAGCTGTCCGGCCAGGTTTTTTGGCCGGTATTTATAGGCTAAGTGCAGCGATAGCCACGTCACCAGGGCCATCAACACGCCAGCGATGACAAATAATATCCCCTTGGTGACGTTTTCAATCCAGAAGACGTTTTGATAGCCCAGCTGGTTGAACCACAACACCTCGGTGTAGACCGTGGTGAACAGTACAAACAAGACCACCAAGACACCGAGAATAATGAGTGTCAGTATTAAAGCACCTGGACGGCGCGAACCTGCGCCTCCTCGGCCTGATCTGTCGTCGTCTCCTGAGCCTCCGCTGCCCGACGAGAATCCGTAGCCGCGGGCTGACCCGCCGGAATCGTCAGAGCCACCGGAGGGATCATTCGGGCGGCCAAAAATGCCACCGAATCCTTGTCCGAAACTCACGGTTAGTACCCTATCTGCGGGCTAAGCCCGACTCGTATATTTTCAATTAGTGAAATTCTAACTAACTCACAGCTCACGAGCAGGTTGGGTAGTTTTGTTTCCCTGCCGGTGCATCCAGAATTTCTAATGCTGTGTCCAGTGTATCCACACTGTAAACCGTCATGTTGTCTGGGACATGGGTGATTTCTTGACAATTACGTTCAGGAGCAAGAAAGACTGTGGCCCCCTCGGACGCAGCCGCGATGACCTTTTGTTGGATCCCACCGATGGGGCCTACCGTCCCGTCGGGGTCGATCGTGCCGGTTCCAGCGATGTGTCGTCCGTCAGTCACCGAATCTTCGGTCATGCGGTCAATAAGCGCCAGCGTGAAAATCAACCCGGCAGACGGACCGCCCACATCCTCGAGATGGATATCGACCTCAACGGGAAACTCGAATTCAGAATCCAGATACACACCGATCTGGTAGGAACCATCTTCACCCTGGGTGACAGGAATTGTGTACGTTTGCTCGTCCCCATCACGACGAACCCGCAATTCGACCGGGTCACCCTCTGCTTCTTGGATCGTGTTGACCAGCTGCGCGTGCCCAGTGATGTCGGTGCCATTGACGCTCAAAATTTCGTCCTCGGGCTCAAGGACCTCGGCCGCAGGCGAGCCGGGAGTGAAATCCAGGGCGAAGAGTCGTTGTTGATAGTCGACGTCTAAGTGTTCCAGAGCTGCGGCAACCGCCCAGGACTGCGAGTCCGCCATGGCTTCGGCGTTTTGGCTACGTACCTCGGCGCCGGTGGTGTCTGGTGGATACAGCAATTCAGCCGGGGNTTAAAACGTAATGTCCCTAAAAGTGGATATTCCGGAACAAATCCACAAGCTAGATTATCCGATAACGTGGTTATGAGCGGTAATAGAACAGACGGAGCGACAGGAGAAAGTTATGTTGCTGTGGGTTTTAATAAAGCGGCCAACTTTAGGGCGCATATACCTGAGTTTGGTTCAATCTCACAAGCACCACAGGGGTATATGACAAAAACCGTTCAATCAACAGAAAGTGACGTTGCTAAAGAGATGGCAGATGCAATTAAGAAGGTGTTGTGATGAGTGATTTAACAAAGGGATTAGATTTATACGATATCGATTCAGCGGAGATTACACGTCAATTATTGATTAATGATGATTTTTTGATGTCGTTAGTTGGCGGAGAGGATAAAGTATTTAAATTTCATGTTCCAGAAGAAAACAGAGAAGACCCGCCGATTATTCGTATTCATCCTATATCAGAATTACCTACAGAATATGCGGATAATGAGCAACTTGGCTGGGATTGTATTGTACAAATTGATGTGTGGGATTATTCAAATGCTAGAGGATTAGCGTTGGAAGTTAATAAACTAATGAAAACCATTGATTTCCAACAAACAACTCCAACATTTGAACTTGATCCAGATACGTATTTAATTCGTGATGGCAGACGTTATAGAGGAAAAATTTTAAAAGACTTACAGAAGTAGGTCTTTTTTTAATGCAAAAAACACAGACAAAGGAGAATGAAAATGGCAGGAGAAAAGAAAAAAACAGGCGGAACAATTGGTATCGACAAGTTTTATTATGCAGTTTTGCAAGAAGATACGGAAAACGGAGCTTCTTATGACGAAAAAGAAAGAGTTCCATATATTCAAAGCGTAAATATAGAAACAGAGCAGGAAATTGTCAAAGCTTATGGAGACAACAAAGTAGCTGAAATGGCCGTTTCAACCGGTGCATCAACAGCAGAATTACAATTCCATGCAATTCCAATTGAAGATCGTGTTAAATTACTCGGTTGGGAAGAAGATGAAGATGGATTGGTAATTCAAAAATCACAGACCAACCCACCTTATGTTGCGGTTGTGTTTGAAAAGACAACTACTGATGGGGCGGAGTTACTGGGTCTAACCAAAGGAATGTTTACACTCCCAGCTACAGAAGCACAGACAAAAGAAGATTCCCTAGAATTTGGTAGCGATACTTTAAGTGGGGAATTTTCTGGGCGTACTTATGATGATGTGGCTATTGTGCGTATTCGAGTAGGTAAGAATGATGATATAAAGCGCAAAGCGTTCATGGATAAAGTATTTAATCCGGGATCAAGTACAAGTGAAGGGAGTGGGGGCATAGAAGAGCAGGAATAACCCTGCTCTATTTTAATTCTTAGGAGGGAATTTGAATGGCTGTAAATTACTATGATAAAAACACCAAAACACTCACTTTAGTAACTGGAGTAAAAGGTCAAGAACTTGAAACAAAAGAATACTTATACCCTGTTTTCGTAAAAGGGATTTTGATAAAAAAAGCGATTGATCTAGGCGCTGAATTACAGGAAAACAATTTCTTAGTAGGTGCTGACCTTTTTGATAGATTAACTGCATTTGTCACGGAATTGTACGGAAAGCAATTTACAACAGAAGAATTAACCGAAGGGATCCATGTAGGAAGAATTATAGAAACCTATATTTCCATTTTAATGGGTACTTTGGAAGGTGATCCAAAAAACGAATAGACGGTGAAGAGGAATTAAGTGAAGAAGATTTTAGTTTTGTTCAACAAAAAGAAAAAATAGATGAACTCTTTGCCGTACTATTAGAAAAACATTCTATAAATGAAATATATGAAATGGATATATTGGAATTTTTGCGATTGAAAAACAGGAAAAATGTTAAGAAGAAGAAGTCACGTAAGGTCGATTCCTTCTTTGATCTCTTTTAAAGAAGGGAGGTTAATATATGGCAATAGGCGGAACTCCTGTTGGTAATATGGTCATTAAAGTAGATTTGGATTCTACGGGTGTTGAGAAGTCTATGACAGGCTTACAACGTCAATTAAAGTCATCTAATAAGGCAATGGGTGCTCAATTATCCGCATTTAACCGTGGAGAAAAATCCGCGCAAAAATACGGTGTGTTAATTGAAGGACTGTCAAATAGACACAGAATCCAAGCGCGTATGGTAGAAGAGGCAAGAAAAAAATACCAGAGCATGTCAAGTCAGTACGGCGAAAATAGTGTTAAAGCACAAAAAGCATCCCAACAATTAAATGAACAGATTGCACGATACCAAGAAACTGGTAGAGAGTTAGACAATGTTACAGCTGAATTTAAAGAGTTCCAACGAGTTCAGGAAATCCAGTCTAAAGGTTGGTACAAAGTCGCTGATGGCATGGAGAATTACGGTGGCAAAATGAAAGCGGCCGGACGACAGATGACTGATTTTGGTAAATCCTATACTTTACGTGTAACGACTCCAATCGTCGCCGGCGGAGTGGCCATGTTTAAAGCGGCAAGTGATTATGAGTCAGCTTTTGCAGGTGTACGAAAAACAGTCGATATGAGTGAGCAAGGCTATGCTAAGCTTTCAAAAGGCATTCGGAATATGTCCAAAGAATTACCGGCAAGCGCTAGTGAAATAGCAAATGTGGCGGAAGCGGCTGGACAGTTAGGTATTGAGAATGACTCAATTTTAAGCTTTACACGGACGATTATCGACTTAGGTGAATCTACTAACCTATCACTCGATCAAGCGAGCTCGGAGTTTGCTAGATTCGCTAACATTGTTGGCATGTCACAAAAAGATTTTGATCGACTTGGTTCAAGTGTCGTATCGCTTGGTAATACGATGGCCACAACGGAATCTGAAATTATGTCAATGGCTATGAGATTAGCAGCACAAGGTAAACAGGTAGGAATGACAGAGGCACAAATAATGGCTTTATCTGCAACGATGTCCAGTTTAGGCATTGAAGCAGAAGCAGGCGGTACGGCCATGACTACAGTCCTTAAAAAGATTGATAAAGCAGTTGGGGATTCTGGAAAAGAACTAGACAAATTCGCTAAAGCTTCCGGTGTGTCATCGAAGGATTTTGCGAAAGCGTGGCAAAAAGACCCTGTAAAAGCACTTGATATGTTTATAAAAGGTCTCAGTCAATCTTCTGATGAAGGAAAAAACCTAACTACCATTTTAAGTGACTTAGGAATTAAAGGTATTCGTGAGGCTGACACCATTTTACGTATGGCAGGGGCAAGTGATTTATTATCGGATGCAGTAAATACATCTTCTCAGGCATGGGAAGAAAACAGCGCATTGACCGAAGAAGCAGAACAACGATATAAAACAACTGAATCACAGTTGAAAATGTTAAGAAACCGTGTGAAAGACATGGGTATTACACTAGGGAACGCTCTTATTCCCGCGGTATTAGATGCCATCGATGCAGCCGAACCGTTTATAAAGAAAATTGAAGAAGGTGCGCAGGCATTTGCTGATATGGACAAAGAACAGCAACAAACCATATTAAAGATGATTGCATTAGTTGCTGCTTTAGGTCCTGCATCGATAGGTATGGGGCAACTTTCATTAGGAATTGGTGGAGTTCTTCAAGCAGGTGGTAAGTTAACAAAAACACTTGGTATGGCTGGTGGAACTGGTACATTAGGAGCGATATCCGGATTAGGAAAAGCGGGTGTTGCTGGCCTTGCGATTGCTGGCGTAGGCGCTCTTGGTGTGAGCGTGTATAAGTTAATTGAAAAATCAAAGGAAGCTAAAGAAGTTAACTTAGATGTTGCTAAGTCATTAAATGACCAAGCTTCTGAACTAGAAAATAGTGCTAATACATTTGATAAGTTAGCGGGTAAAGCTAAAATAAGTAATGAACAATTAGCAGAACTGAATGATCTAAATATAAGAATAGCCCAATCCAGTAATCCCGGAGAAATTAATGAGTTACAAAAGCAATATGATAATTTAGCTAAGAAGTCCGGTCTCTCGAAAGATGAATTAAATAGATTATTCGAAGCTAATGCCAACATTATTGAACAATCCCCAAATGTACAAGCTTCAGTATCTGAAACGGGAAATAAGTTTGCTGAGAATACTGATGCAGTAAGAGAATATATTGACTCCTTGCATGAAGCTACTCTAATTGAACTTGAAGCCGAAAGAACAAAGTCTTTAGAGCAAGAGAAAGTGCTTAGGGGTGAAATTACAGATAAGCAAAATGAATTGAATGGATTACTCGAAAGGATGGGCATTTATACAAGCTCAATAAAACTAAGTGAAGACGAAATAGCTGCAAGAATTGATGAAATAAACGGCCTTTATAGAGATAGTAATTTAAGTGTCGAAGAAAAGAACAGGCTAACACAAGAGCAAACTGCTTTAATGGATATCCAGAATGGTAAGTATTCAGAGGCAATTGAAGATTTGCAAGGTCAAGTAGACAAGAAAAGGGAATCTATTGGTGCTACCGAAGAAGAGTTAGAAAAAATCAATGTTTTAAATGAGCAAATGGCGAACCTTGTTTTAAAGCAAGCTGGGATAAATACAGAAGGAGAAAAGGGTTTAGCGCAATTAGATCAATCAATTGCAAAAAACAATGAGGAATTAATTAAGTTAGAAGAAAAACGTCAAAAAAATGGCGAACTGACAGAAGAAGAACAAAAACGTTATGACAAGCTTAGTCAAACGAATCAAAAACAATTAGAAGCTAAACAATATTTGTTTGATACGCTTGGCATCTATAAAGATATTAATTCTTTGGCTGAATTTAAATTACAAAGTCTATCAAAAGAGCAACAGCAAAAAATAGCTAACCTTGCTAAGACCACTGAAATTAAAGTTGAAGAAGGCAACATAGTTAAACAGATTGAAAATAAGAACAAAAAATTACTTGAGGAGCGTACTAACCTTGAGGAAAACCGTAAAAAGCAAGGCGCTAACAAAGCTGAAATTGACAAACAAATTTCTTCTATCGATAAAAAGATAGGCAAAAACGATGATGTTCTTGTTCAAATATTAAAAGAAATTGGCGTGTGGGACCAGGTGAAAGGTTCCATTGATTTGTCATCTAAAAAAATCAATGATAAAAATAAAAAAATTGATGCTGGTACAGGTAAATTGAAAAAACAAGGTTCACAAATTGATTCCAATAATTCTAAAACGGATAAAGGGATTAAAAAAGAACAAGCCCGCACCAAAGAAGCTGGTAAAGATGTTAATAAGAACGTAAATGCAAAAGACAATGGCACGGTTGCGTCCATTGATAAGAGGGCAACAGCATCGAAAAATAAAAGGATATCTGTTAAGGACTTTGGAACAATCGCAAATTTAAACGCTAGAGCAAGTCAATCAAGAAGTAAGCATGTTAAATT